TATTTGAGGAATGCAAAGCGCGAGTTGCCGCCATAAGGTTTTTTAATCCAATAGTCAAACCGGCCTTACCGCCGCTGTCTAATGTGTCGTGATTGAAACCATAAATTTGCAATGTGAGCGCTTCGCCGGTAGTCAGGGTTATATCTTTTTCAGCCCCGAGTGGCCATCCCATTTGATCTATGATACCGCGCTCGACCGCCGATGCAATAAGTTCCCAACTGGTGCTGCCGAAATCTGTGATTAATTCATTTATGGATGTTTCATATATCCCAAAAAAAGTGCTTGTCTGCACCGTTTTTGAGGTTGCCCCGAGCGTGATTATGTATGCGGTGTTTGGATACGGAGCCGAGACATTGACAGTCAATTCCGGCGGCACAACGCCGCTATATACAAAGCCGGAACCATTTATCGTGAAGGGATTGCCTATATCAATGGCTTGAAAGTTGATCCTTATGATAAATCTGCCCATATCCGAATACAACTTATTATCCGATCCTAAAAGGATAGAATTTCCGGCATCAGCGGATATCATTTTTGACGGTAGTTCTATCCACTCTCCGTTTTTTTGCTTGACTTTTAACATATCATCGTTGTAAGATATACCGTGGACACCGCCATTGTCCGAAATGATCAAATCAGCATGATGTTTAATTTGTAATTGTAAATTTGCGGCGGCGTCCTCGCCAAGAATGCCGCGGATCAATTCAAGTATTGTACTAGCTTCTTGCAGGGCATATTCTTGAATCTCATCAAACCATGATTGAAGCTGATTCCAAAAAGTGGTGGTATCAATCTGCTCCACCACCCCTTTGACAGCCCCGCAAAGCTGTGTGTTTAGCCGAAGGTCGGATATATCGTAGCCATTGATTGCGGTCGCCCCGGCGTTGACCGTTATATCGGCAATCGCCAACTCATAAATATCCATATCACGCCGCAATTGAGGCGGTATAGGCTGAGCCGATGGCTCGGATGATCTTACCGCAGCGCAAATGCTTCTGAGCGACCTGTCCCACCTTATTACAACGCGGTCAATGCGCTTGAGTGAGGCATGAGCCATCGGAAGCGCTAGAAGCAAGCTTTCAGGATAATCGGTGTTTTCATAGAAATAACCATTGATAAATGCCCTGCCTTTCTGAATCTTTACAGTCATCCCGCCGCTGTGAACAACTTGAAGAGCGCCTATCGAATCGGCAAAAAAACCGTTTCCGATAAATGATGCAAAGTATCCCGCCCAGTCCTCCGCTTTGTACAGCCGGTCACGGTTAACCGAATTAAAGAAACTTGATTTTTCCATTTAATATGATCCACCTTTTTTAAATCACTTGCCGTATTTTATCTATCAAAGTTGGTAAATTTTCGCCGAATGTGATTTCTACCCGGTTGCCTTTGGGCTCGTAAATCTCCGTAGCCTCAGTTACCCGGACATCAATCTTTATGCCCCATCGTTTGTTAATGCAGGTAACGCGGTCACCGACATCAAAATCCCTTTTGTACCGCAGACTTCCACATGGGTTGATTTTACTGCTGAACGCCTGATTTTTCTGACGGGCTTCAATTTCTTCCGCGCCGCGCTGCAAAAGCACATTATTGTATTGAGCCGCCGACATAGTGACCTCCGCGCCGGCTGCGTTTTTGTATTTTTGGGTTATCTCTTTTGCATCGGCAAAATGCTCAATCCGGTCAAGCCCTGACAATTCGCTGCCAACCTCGACGATTTTGCGGGGTGTGTTATTAATCTCCTCACCACCAACATAAGCCATGGTTTTTAGGTTTTCAACGCTTGCGGTGTATTCCTGCTCGGTTATGTTATTAAACTCCTGTGAGAAGATGCAGGGCGGGTTACCGGCTAAGTTTTTGGACGTCAAATCTCTGCCGGAATATACTTTGAATGTGTGGCTTTTGGACTTAATATCAGTTGAAAGATAAAACCCGATCTTTGACGCTTTTGCGATATCCTCACATGCTGTGAGAACATTGACAAACGGTTCCGACATATAACTGATTGCACTGGTGGGCAGATCACCAGCCAGATCAAGGGAAATACCCGAAATCACCCGGGCTGAATCACTTGGGGATATCACATTTTCATCAAGAATGCGGCCAATAACGTTTCCGGCAGGCTGTTCCGCCACAACTTGGTTTTTTATAACCCGCTGTCCAATCCACGCGGTGATGAACTTGCCCTGCACCTCGATTTCTTCCGTGCCCTGACTGTTCTTCTTCATGCCGATATATTTGATCTCGCCCAGCTGATTATCACCCTTTTTCCGGATCAATCTGCGCTCTCTAAGCAAAGTGACGTTATAATCGGTGAAGGGCAACAGCATTTTAAATTCTCCGCATGACCAGAAGCGTCGTGTCCACATCAGCGAGTCGATTTTATCAATGACACCCAGCAGATTGATGTCACGATCATAAATGAATAGATCCATCTAAAAAACTCCTTATTCATTTTTGTAAAAAATGCAAACTTGAAAGCGGTTTTCAAGCTAAACCCCAAGATACATATTGCTATGGTAAATGAGCGCATCCAGATTCTCAAGATTCTCCTCAGCGTTATACCGCAAATTATTGTCTCCGACGACTAGCTGGAGGAATGTGCTGTCTTCATCCAGATACCGAAACACATCGATTTCCTCATCCCCGCGCCTCAGCAAGGCCCGTTTCTGGCCGTATCCGGTTGATATTGTAATCGTGTCGCCGGACTCCATCGTAATGTTGAGTTTAATATACTGCTGTTTTCCCATATCAAACAAGGAAGGGCCTTTAACCGAGCCTGTTGCCATCAGAACAGCGGTCAGGCCGGTTTCCACGTCGCCTTTGTTCGGTACATTTACGATTAAATCCATTGAACGGCGGCCAAACTCCATCCCGTCACCATAATCGTTAATCTCAAATCCGTCCGGATCCGGGAACTCAAACTCACCGATCCATGAAACAATATCCGTGCGGGTTTCTTTTTCTTCCCGCCAAAACGGATTCAAACAGTCAAGCTGGATTGTAAATTTCTGCAAAACCGGCGCCGGGGGGAAATCAACTTTTCCATGAATCCGACAGTCGATCACACGCTTGAATTCACCCAATTCATAGGTCAAAACGGCAGCATAATGCGGATTGAGCACATGAATGAGTTTGCGGCGAAGTTCGGCAGCCTCGGCTTTACCAGTCTTGTTGATATGGCCTGTTATGTCAATATCACGGCTGATGATCCGCTGATCTAAGAATGTGTCGCCGTCCTGTTCCATGCTGTTGGATGAAAATACACTATTTTGTATATTCGTGAGTCCGGGAGCGTCTTTTGAGATGTTGACGTGATAAACGGATGTAGTGGAAAAAACGACGCTGTCACCGCGCTCATTGGTATATGTAAGTTTTTCTATCATGCGACACCTCTATTCTGGCATGAAAAAGCACCCTTTTCAGGATGTTAAAATATGGTTGACAACATTTTACATAATAGTGTATAATGTTCGTGTGGCAATGCCAAACAGTGCAAGGGGTTAAGTCCTGCCCTCAGAAACGGGGGTGAAAGTTATGGAGTATTTGGTTATATTATTAATATTTTTAATTCTATATATAGAACTTCGTAATGGCAAAAGGAAATAACCGCCCCTGCTTCCAATAGCGGCGGTTATCTCTTAAAACCAATTTTTGAGGGCTAACCGTTTGCACGGCATTGCCACACTTATATTATACCCATAAAATCACAAATTGTCAATAGATTTCTTATACCGGCAGCTCCCTCGCGATTAACATGAATTGTCGGGACGCTTCACGCTGCTGATCGGCATAACTGGTGTTTTCGGCGTGAATGTGTTGAGTGATATTTTGATTAATTGTTTTGCTTCCGCTTTGGGTTGGGGTATCGACCGATCCTCCGCACCCAAACATGGCCGCACCGGCAGCGGCGACAGAATTGAATCCGGCATTAATTGACGCGCCAATGTCAAAATTTGTGGGAATGGCATTTTGCATGTCTTTTGAGACTCTATCCATAGTGTTAACGAACCCAACGCCAAGCCCCTTGCCAAGAAAACCGCCGATTTCCGCGAAAAGGGTTGACGGGCTGTGGATCCCAAAGAAATTCTTGATTCTTGCAACTATTTGATTGCAGAATCCTTTGACTTGATTCCAAACCCAATCAGCTACGTTCTGCATGCCCTGCCAGAGCCCTTTGAGTAAATTACTGCCGGCCTCAACTATTTTTGGCTTTGCTTGAATGAAGGCGTTATATATACCTTTAATAATTGTTGGTATGGTCTTAATTAACGCGGAAACAATTTCGGGTGTGGCGGCAACCAGAGCCGTTAAAAGCTGAAACCCGGCGTCAATTATCATCGGAATTTGATCAAGCAGAGCCTCAACTAAAGAGTTGATTATTTCCGGGAGTTTTGATATAATTACGGGCAAAGAATCAATAATCCCTTGAGCCAGTCCCAGAACGATCTTTAGTACAGCACCCATTAAAAGCGGCAGATTGTCAACTAGACCGAGAGCCAGCGTCATTATCGCCTCGACCGTTGCCGGAATCAGTTCAGGTAAAGAATCGCCGATACCATTAACCAGTGATGTGATAATTTGAGTAGCAGCGTCCGCAAGCTTGGGAAGCGCCGATATAACACCTCTGACTAATCC